ATTTGTTGTTTTATTACAACGATATCGTAAACTTTTTGGAAACATTTGTCAAATATTTTTGAATGTTTTTCGTTATTTTTTGTTGCTTTATGTTAATTATCTATCTTTTTACATTTATTTTTGGTTTATTGCTTTTGAAGTTATAACCAAAATACTTTCCCCATTTTAACTGCATATTAGATATACTATCTATTTGTTGTTGCCTTTTCTTACTACTATCGCCTCCTGCATTAGTATCTTGATAATCTTTACCTACTATATATCTAGGTTTTAAGATGATTCTATTATATAGTAACTCCTGCAATACTAAATCTAAATCATAGTTAAATGGTACACTTTCATCCATCTTTGCTTTGAATACTTCTTTATATACCCATTTAATTGAGCCAGAAGTACCTTTAAATGCAAATTCTCCATCATAGTTATATGGAGTAGCAGTTGCATCTATACAAGCATAACCGACCTTTAAATCAACCATTAATTGTGCAACTCTTTCTATTTCTGCCATTATGGTTTCTTTGTCTTGCTTCATTGGTGTTGTATCATCTAATCTATACATTAAATCTTCTATATCATCATCTGCTACAAAAACTATATCTTCTGGAGCATTTGTTATGATATACCAGTATGTTTTTATTGCATTATTTATTAATTCATCATCTATCGCCCATATTTTCTTTATTCCTGCCTTTTTATAATCTTCTTCTTCTGATTTTCTTACTACATAAGTACAATCTTCTAAAAGATTAGCAGTTAATATCTTATCACTTCTTTTATAACTTTGAACATAAATTCCTAATGTAACTTCTTTCATACTGTACCTTCTATTTCTCCTATGATGTATTCAAAATCATAACCTTTATTAAATATATAATCTAATACTGACATACATTCTATAAACTCGCCAAATCTTTGACTATACTTTATCGGCTTATAATTTATATAGGTTAATTTTATGCCTTCTTTTATAAAATCTTCTTCATTCTGATAATCTTTAGCACCATTTCCAGATAAATATTCATCTGCATTAAATCTTTTGCATATTTCTAATACTCTTTCTTCTTTAGTGCTTTTAATATTTAATGTTGATGATGCTACTACAACCTTTGGTAATATTCCAAATTTAGTCGCTATATGAATAATTAAGGCTTCATTTAATTCTGCCAAATTATTATATTCTTTTTCTATTAATTCCTTTATTTCTGGGAATATTTCATTAAAATAAGGGCATCTTTTATAATTCATTTCTAATGCTTTCAGATGCTTTTCTTTCCAGTTCATTTCATCTATTGTTCTAGTTTCATTGATATTAGTTGAAAGTCCATCTTTTCTTTCAACTGGTATTGTTAAATAGGTCCATCCTTGTGGTGTCTTTATCTTATTTCTATTATTCAAATAGTTCTTCTGGAACTGACTATCATCTAAAAATACAAAAACATCTGACAAGTATATCTTATAAAAATAACCTAACCAAGGAATATAATCTGGCTGATGTATTGCTATCTTCATCTTCTAAACTCCTAACTTAAAAACACTTTGGAATGCTTCTGCATATTTATAACCACTTTCGCTACCTCTTACTACTGCTAGTGCATTAATTACATTTTCTGCTCTAGGATGTGGATCATCCCTTACTACACCATCATATACTTTGAGTGCTGCTATTTTCTTTTCCATATCTTCTTTACTAACTTCATTATATGTGTTAGGTAAAAACTCTTGTACTGTTCTATTTAACTGCCAATCAGTAGATGATTTAACTTCCATATATAACAATTCCTTAATTGGCTTATTATAATCTAGCAACCTTTGTGGCAATCTTACTGCTTCTATACAAGACAATGCAGTTGCTTCGTGGTCTGGGTTTATGTCTGATGGAGTATGAGTAAACACTATATCTGGTTTGCTAATTCTTATTGATTCTTCTATAAATTGGACCATTTCTTGATGTGGTTCATCTTTAAAGTTCAAGCATCTAAAATCACCTATTATTGTATTTTTTATTCCTAATATCTTATGACTTTTATATAATTTATCTTTTAAATTATCAAATCTAGTTTTGGAATTATCACTTAATATGCAAACTGTTACTTCATTTCCTTCTTTAATTAATTTATTAATTGTTGCTCCTGCTCCTAATACTTCATCATCTGGATGTGCTACTACAAATAAATAATTCATCTAATTCTCCTTTTCAATAATTTGTGCTTTCATATCTTCATACCAAATTGCTCTGGCTTTTATTTTTCTAGTCTTGCATATCTTTACTTTCTTACCTTCAATACCTAATTTTCTTACTAGGTCATTATAATCTGTTTCATATCTACAAACTATCATTACATAATCATACTTTTCATAATGTATTAACTCCATATCTGGAATGCTTTTTTCTTCTGGGTTAGTATTATCTAAATCTATTCCTAAATCTAAATTCAAATCTGCAGTCCAGTCTGCCAATAAATCTAGATCCCATTCTCCGTTATGAGTGTTATCTTTTATGTTTATTGCTCTTAATTCTGCTTCTGTATAACCAATTAATCTTTTGCATAAAACCTTTGTATCTTCATCTTTATTTTTTAATACTGATACTCTTTGATTTCCTGCAATAATATTATTGTTTTCATCAACTAATATAAGACCAAAATCTCCATAGGTATCTAATGACTGTTCCAATTCTTCTAACTTCTTTTTATTAATCTTTCTTGGGTTTCCAAAATCGGTTTTCAATTCTGAAACTTTTAATTCTACAACTTCTATTCTTTTTTCTTCCATACAATCCTCCATTTTCTTTGCTATTCTCTATAAAAAAATAAAGCCATATTTTACTATGGCTTTACAAAAAAGAGAATTGCTTGTAAGATTCAATAACCTTACTTTACTATTATACTACATATTTATGTTGTTTTTTGTGCAAATTTCATTTTATCTTTAAAAAATAGACCATATTTCTATGTTCTATCGCTTTTCTAGCAACCTTATATTTATACTCCTTTAGTTGTCGGGAGTAGTATCTTAATATAGACACCATACTAAATAATATTACTCTAAATTTTCATTCATACATTCCTTACTTCTTTAGTAATTTTTCATATTATTTAGTATGCTATCAATTAAGATAGCACTTTTTTATTATGGATCATTGGTGTTTTTTATAAGCACCTACATAGCAGACAATGAAATATAAAAAGATAGCATCCATTTGTTAATTGAGATTAACGAAAAATGGTTGTCTACTATGTAGCAACTTATAAAGTTGCTATTTTATTATGGGTTCTATCGTGATTTTATATTATCACAATATCATTATATCATTTCAAATTGTGTTTTGTGTGCAAATTAATCCTTTCCAATTTTCAATATGCAATATAATATAAATATAATTGCTAATATGAATAAAATCATTTATTCTCCTTATTACCTTGTAATATATCTAATAATGGCTTTATTTCATCTTCATCTAAAAAAGTATAACCATCACCTGTTCTATCGTATTTAGAACTATTATTTTCTATATATTCTATTGCTTCATCTCTAATTGCATATAATTCTTTTATTGTTTTAACTAAAGCATTTCTATTAAGATGAGATAATGTACTATCACTTAACTTTTTCATTTTTGATCCTTTCTAATTCTCTTTTATTTTTTAAATATCTTTCATTTTGAACAATTTGATTATTGTTTAAAACTATTTTCATTTGTTCTAATATATTCTCAACATCAGCCATTTCTTTTGTTATTTTATCATAATTTTCTTGTGGTAAATCTACATCCCATTTATCATAATTTCTTTGCCATTTGCAAATTTCTTTTATCAGTTCACTTAATTCTTCAATCCAAATTGTTGTTTGTTTTTCAACTCCATAATTTAAAATAATATGTTCTAAATCTTCTTTCATTCTTCATCTTTCCTTACTGTCATTACTGCTTCCCCTATGTATTCAATAGCATTTTCGTTAGCCATTACAAATATATATGCAGTTCCTTGTCTTGGTACTGGTACTCCTACTAAATATCTAATCATTTCTGGTTCTTCTGCATAATCTTTTATTTCTTCTATAATTCCTAATGAACCTGCCCATTTATGGTTGCTATTAAATTGAACTACTGAACCTATATTCATTATTTCCTACTTTCTATTTGTTAAATATCTTAGCAATTTCAATATACTTATCTATTAATATTATTCTTTCTTCTCTGCTAACTTTATCCATTAAACTTGCTATTTTTTCTAGTACAACATAATAACCAATGTATTCTATTGTTCCATTATCAGCTTTATATAAAAATTTTTCTTTCATTATTTCCTACTTTCTAACTCTCTTCATTGGTTGTATATCTTCATTGTTTTCTAAACTTGGTATCTTACCCCAAAGTTCATAAACAATTTGGTTATACTCATTATCTAATTCCATTTTCTTTAGTTCTAGTTTATCTTGTTCTTTTCTTATTTCATTTAATCTAAATATCAGTTGTAGTATTGTCATTGTTGTTTCTTTTCTATTTCTTGCATTGTTTCTAAAAATCTTCTATCACAAGCAAGGGTAATTTGCATAACTTCTGTTAGTTCATAACCTTTACCTAGTTTTTCTCTATCTTCATAACTTTTAATGCGTCTTTTTACACTTTCTTTTAATTTGTTCCAGTTGTTTTCTAGTCTTTCTACATCTCCTGCCAATTCTTCTATTTTTTCTGGCATTTCTTCATAAGGTATATTACTTAACATTATTTATCTTCCACCTTTTCTACTAATCCATCTTTTATTAAGTCATAAATCAAATCTAAATAACAACTGGCTCTTATTTCTCCATCTTCCATTATGTCTAATTCACAATATAAATCTTCTCTATCTGTTGAATAAATACATTTTTTATCTGTATAAGTATTTTCGTATTTCATATTAAATCCATATACTTCTGGTATCATACATTCTAATTCTTCATACTTTTCTAATTCTTTTAAATCTATATTATCTTTTATCTTTAGCATCTAGCATTTCTCCTTTACTAACTTAATTGCATTACTTTGTCTACTTGAACTTTTAAGCATCATTTTTTGTGCTTTTGGCTTAACTGGTTTCAGTTCTTTTAATGTATATCTTTTACTTAATTCTTCTTCTAATTGTTTTATCTTTTCATCTTTTGCTTTAAGTTCACTTGTTAATTTATTTACTCGACAAGTTAAACCACCTTTTGAACCTCTTACTTCTTTAACTAATGCTTTTAACTGTCTATTTTCAAAAATAGTTACATTTAATTTCTCACTTATTTGTTCTATGTCTTTATCTTTAACTTCAATTAATTTTTGATGATATTTATTTGCTTCTTCTAATTTATCGCATTTATTTCTATACTTATCATATTCTTCTAAATACTTAAAATCTTTGTTATTATATTTCTTTTCTATTAATTCTTTTTCTTTTTCTAATTTTGTTATTCTATCAACCAAAACCCCATAATTTTTGTTCGATAAAATTTTCATATATTCCCTTTCTTATAAATACTTTTTTATTTTTCTATAACAAACTGTCCTATCTAAATGGACCTTTTTTGATATTTCTTTCCATTCCAGATTATCTACAAATCTTAATCTGGCAATCAATCTTATATCTGCATCTTCTATATTATCAATGATGTTTTCAACTCTTGTTAATTCATCAATGTATCTTTCTAATTTTTTATTAAGTTTTTCCGTTAATCTTTGTTTCTTCATAAAGTATTGTGATACTGGATCACTAACAGAATTACTATGTGGCATCCCTGTTATTGCAGGAGAACCTATTTCTGTTAAATTACTTATTTCTTTTTTTATTTCATCTATTTCCATTTTTAAAAAGTATAATTTATTTAACTTTCTCACACTATCACCTAAATTCTTTCAGCAATTCTTCTAATTCTTTTTTACTATCTTCATTTATTGGTTCTTCTTCTGTATTTTGATTAAACCAAGTTGGAACTTTATCTTCTTTCAATTCATATTCATCATTCCAACTTCTATTATTAAACCAAGTTGAACCATCTTTTGGACTATACCAACTATTTTGCTCTATGTATTTTAAATATCTATTAAGTCCACTTAATACTTCATCATAAGTGCAATATTCATCACCTTTAGAAGTTCTATACTTTTTGTATTTAGTAAATGATTTTTCTTTACCAACCTTTTTAGGGTATAACTTCCATAATTCATTAAATTCAGATTTTAATATTTCTTCATCTTTTGGCTGGGAGGAAAGTATATTTGCTTTTTTAATATCTTCATCTATATTTACATCCTCATCCTCATCTACATATAAATTATCATTATCATCTACATCTTCATCTACATATACATATACATTAAGGTTTTCATTAGGTTTGTCTTGGGTTTCATCTAGGTTATTGTTAGGTTTTTTTAGGTTTTCGTTAGGTTTTTTTAGGTTTTCATTTTTTTTAGGTCTACCACCTTTTTTACCATTTTCAACACTAGCATTATACCTTTTTGTTGCATTATCTATATTAGGCTTTATCAATGTAAATATTGCAGTTGCTATTGGAGATAATTCTGGATTTTTATCATTCAATGAATACTCACATATAGCATTATATATTTCTAACTGTATATCTTTATCTAGGTTTCCTATACTCTCATAAAAACTCCTATAAAATACAAAACTATCTTTCATCTTAAGCACTTCCCTTTTTTGTTTTCATTTTACCTATTGCTCCTTTTTCTTTACTGGCACTAATTTTATATAATCTTCAAATACCATCATATAAAATTCTCTGCCCCATTCATCTACAAATTTTTTAGGTAGAATTATTCGGTTCAATACTTTATCAGCATTTTTTTGAAGTATTAATTTTGGTGTTTCCATAACTTCGCCTCCTACTATTTCCATATTCTTACCTTAATTCTACCTTATATTTGAATGAATTACAATAGTTTTATGCAAGTTTACACTAATTTTATGAATTTAATTCAAGTAATATTTTTTAAAATGAGTATGTTCTCCATATCTATTCTTCCCTTTAATTACTTCATCACTAATACTATAATTTTCTTTTCTTCTCAATACCCATATATAATGTCCTAATCTGGTGCATCCATATTCCATTATTGCATCCCAAGTTGTTATACTTCCATAGTCTTTTAAATGTCTTAATATTCTATCTTTCATTGTCATTTTATTCACCCTTTTTAATTCCTTATTTCCTTTTTTAATTCTTATCTAAATAAGTAATGCCTACTGCATAAGCACTCCATATATCTGCTTTAAATCCATAGAACCATCCTTGTTTTTTCTTTGTTCCTACTACTCCAAATCTATCTATTAATGCTTGTCTTACATTACTATCTTTTGCTTTCGTAGAATTACATAGATTCATCTTTACATCTTTTCTGTATATGTATTCAAAATCACTACAAGTTCTTCTCTGAATAAATCTGCCAATCCATACACAAGTTTCAAATACTGTTTGTCCTACTGCCATACCATAACTTGCAATCATTTCTATTACTAACTTTTCATACTTTAGTTCTCCAAGTTTAATTAATAAAAGAGTATTATCTATCTTTCCAAATTCAATAGGTTTATATGTTTCTTTTTCTATAAGGCAATATGCACTTTCTATATTGCCTGGATCTATCGCTAATATCATAAATAATTCCTTCCATATCTCTTTATAAATTGTTCTGGTGTTTTATTGTAAAATTCCATCCATCTTTTTTGTGCTATCTTTCTTACTTCAACCCATCTTGGGTTTTGTGGGTCCAGATGGAATGAGTGTTTCCCTGTTCTATGGTCATCTGGAGTTAAGAATATTACTAATCCATCTTCAATAGACTTTTTTCTATTTGCAGTTCCTCCAAACACTTCATTTCTTTCACTTCCATAAAATCTTTTTGTTGAATAATATGGACTTGGTGGCATTATACTCCATTCACTTCTATTCATAAAAATCCTCCATTGTTGGAATATTCAATTCAGCACACATCTGAAATACTATCTCTAATAATTCAGTCATTTCTTGCACACTCATTTTTGAACTTCCTAAATATACTTTATATATATAGCAATCTTTTCCATTTACTTCTTGCATCCTTATGAACTTTACTCCCCTAAATGATTTTCTTAATGCTTTTTCCATATCTGTTGCAGTTATTACATAATCACTTAAAGCATCTGCTCTTTCTAATGCAGTACAATAAATCTCCATATCATCTTGAAAAGTTGCTTTTGCAATTTTATGGACCAATCTCCAAAGGAGCCTGTTTTGGTCCAAACTCCTTTTTGATTTCGGTTCTTTTACTTCAACTTGAAATAACTTATTCATATCAAGTTTTAAAAGTTCTGGTATTAATTCATTTACTTTTCCATATAATTTCATACTAACACCTACCTAAAATGGTAGCATATCATCAGTTAATGTTATTTCATTTCCAAATTCAGCAAATGGATCACTTTCTTCTTTTTTAGGTTCTATTTCTGATACATTTTCTTCTTTTTTTCTTGGTTGTAAAAATTCTATTTTTTCAACTATTGTTTCACTTACATAAACAGTTTTACCTTCTTTATTTTGATATTTTCTAGTTTGTAAATGTCCTTCAATTCCTATCTTATCTCCTTTTTCAACCCAATTTTTTAATGCTTCTGCATTATGTTTATATGCTACACAATTTATAAAATCACTTTCATATTCTCCATTAGCATTTTTATAATCTCTTGTAACTGCTAAAATAAATTGTACTACTGGTATTCCAGATGGTGTATATCTTGTTTCAATTTCTTTAGTAGTTCTTCCAGTCAGAAATATTTTATTCATTATTTTTTTTCTCCTTATCTTTTTCTATTGGTTCATCTTCTAAAGACTTAATTATCATTTCTATATCTTCTGCTGATATAAAACTATGTTTTTGCATTTGTAATCTTAAATATTTTTTTAATGTCAAATATCTATCTTCTATAACCTTGTATTGGTCCATTGTTTTTTGGTTAATTACTTCATTCATTACATTTATCATTTTCTTTTTCTCCTTCTAAAAACTCATTTAATAGGCTCATAGCCATCTTTTCATCAATAGGTAGGTTAATGTATTTCCTAACTTCATTTCGCAGGTGTATGCCCCTTAAAAACTTTATTTCAGTACAATAACATTGTTGATATGCTATTCTATACAAATTCAACTGGTATTTTAGATAATCTTTATCTAATCTTGAAGTTCTTTTTATATCTCCAAGTCCTACTTGTCCATTTTCTTTAAGAACTAGGTCTAATCTACCACAAGCAACTGGTTCATCATCCTTAAACAGAACTACTGGTACTTCATTATCTATACATTCAAATTTATATGCTTTTTTCAAAAACTTATAATTTCTTAATTCAGTAGATTCTATATCTTCAATACTATGCTTTTCATAATCTTCTATTGCTTTATGTACTGCACTACCTCTCATTGCTGCTTTTTTTAATACTTCTTTTGAAATACCTTCATATTTTCTGCCAAACTTTACATTTAAAACTTGTGTTATACTTGGCAAAATTTCTCCATTAAATATATAGGTGTGAGTATCATCTATATACTCTAATAAACCACCTGCTATATTCCAACTTTCTATATCTTGCAAGTTACCAACTCCTTTTTGAATTAAATTCAAGTTTGCTATTTAACAAATTTATCAATAAGAAATATGATAATTAATGTCGCACATATTACTAAAGTTATTTCCATTACTTTTCCTCCTTTAATCTAACACTTATACTTGATGATACTTCACTTATCTTTATATATTCATTATAGATTTCTGGCATATCTGCTTTTAATGATTTACTGTCTAATGTTTCTTTTGTTGATGGTGCTTTATAGGTTAATGTAAATAATTCATTTTTAATATTACATTTAGTAATTCCTCTATCTTCAATTTCTTTAATTAATGCTTTCTTATATTTATCTCTTAAATCAGTTAAGTTCTTGATTTCATTTTCTATTGAGAATATTGTATTTTTAACATCTAATGCTACATCATATTCTCCATTTTCTAAAACTACTAAACTATTCATATTATTTATTTCCTTTCAAACTACTTATTAATTCACTTGCTTGTTTTAGTGTTAATTCTTCAAGTGCATTTACACTATATTTTGCATATACTTTTGCTTTACCTTCTTCTGATAATTTTTCTAATACTGCTAATTGTCCTGCAGTTGCTTTTCTTTCTGTTTTTGGTCCAGATCCCAATTCTTCATTGTCCATACTATCAATTACTTCTCCATCTGTAATACCAAAAGCATTTAGATATAAATATCTTTTATAATATGTATTCAATGCTCCTAGATACTGAATATCTTGCATTGATTTTACTTCTCTTATTACTTCTCCAGTCTTTTCATTAACTTTAACATTTACTGGTGTTTCAAACATTACAAATGGCATTGTATATGCTTGATTTTCATTACCTTTTATTAATAGTAGACTTGCAGTCATTGTTCCATCATTGTTATTGATGATACTAAATCTATCATTGATTTTTTCTTCTTGCATTAATTCATTTAATTTTGGCAGAAAATCTGCTAGTTCAAAATAATCAAATCCTGCAAATTTATTTTTTCCACTTTTCTTTAGTTTTGCATTTTGTAATTTTACTCTGATATCAATAATACTTTCATTTAAACTTTTGTTTTCCATTATTCTTCTTCCCTTCTGCCACTTTTTAAAAATGTTACTCTATCTGCTATTACTTGCAAATCTTGTTTGCTTAATCTAGCAAGTCTGCCTTTAACACCAATAACATCACCTTTTTGACAGTATTCACAAGTTGTTTCTGCAGTTTGTCCTACTAAATTACAAGGTATAAAATCTGTTTCATAATACCCTTCATCATTTTTAAAACTTCTATGTACTGCTAATGTTATTGTACTTACCTTTCTTCCATTTTCACTTTCTTCTAAAATAGGTTTTTCAACTAATCTACCTACAATTATTATTTGGTTCATAATTCTCTTTTTCCTTCCTTTTATAAAAACACATTGCTTTTATCTTCTTTTAATTTTTTTACTTCTTCTTTTGTGTAAAAACATTCTTTCTTTTTAAAGATGCTATTACATACATCATACAAATTTTTTAAATCCTCTTTTTTTGGTGTTTCTGGTCTATACACTTTATCCATCTTCATATTCCCTTTTTATTAATTCAATATATTATATGCTTAAATTTTAATAACTTGATTAAATAAAATTCAATAAACACCATATATTATGAATTTAATTCAAGTTCTTCATTGAAGAATATGTACAAGTATTCTTCAACATTAAGATTTAACTTTTCTCTTACCTTTTGGCTTTCACCAATAGTAAAATCTTGATTTTCAAAGTTGATTTTTCTTCTTAATGTTGTTTCACTCATACCTATTTCTTTAGATAACGATTTCATTGTGTATCCGTTTTCTGCAATTTTTCCTTTTAACTTGTTGATGTTAGCGACCATCTTATCTCTCCCTTCTGTCTATGCTCTGCCTTTTTCAAATGGACTTGCAACCATCTTTGGTGGCATTATAGAAGAAGTTAATTAATCTTCCAGAATTTCTATATTTCTATCAATGCAATCTTGCCAATCTAAAACGATTTCTTCTTGGTTATACGCTTCTGATACTTTATCAAATGCTTCTTCTTCTGTTTCTGCTTCTATTTCTACTACTCTTTCTAATGTTTCTTGTACTAAAATTCTATATAATTTCATTTCCAACTCCTTATTCCCATATCATAAAATATATTGCTATTTGACCTATAAAAAGCCACCCCCAGCCAATTATCAAAGCTAGTTGATAAATAATACCTTCGGTAGCTAATTCGCCTAGAATACCCATTAAATAATAAATAATAGCACTTAATATAAATGTTAATGTAGTAAATACTACCTTTCCTGTTTTAGTTAATTTTCTCTTTTTCATTTTCATTTCTTCTTTCTATCTAACTTTTCCGTTAATATCATATGTTTCTGTTAGGTCATCATTGACAATTAAATTAATATCAATGTAAATCCAATCTTTAACATTTATTTTTTTTGCTTTATTGATTGCTTGTCTTAATGTTTTTAATTCACTTTCTATTGTTTCCCAATCGCCATCTTTGTTCTTTCCTACAATTTCATATTCTTTTTTCATTTTCTTCATCCTCTTTCTTTTGTAAGGGGAACAGGTGTTCCTTTTACAATAATACTCTAACATTTTTTAAATTCTTTGTAAATAGTTTTTGAACATTTTTTATCATTTTTTGCTTTTTTTTATTCTTTTATGGCTATTTTACAATAATTTTCTATTGATGTACATACAAATTTTACTTGCAAACTTGCACTAAATTCATTATCATTATATTACAAAGGAGTTGAAGAAAATTATGGAAAATCTAAACTATAAAGAAATCGGTTCTAAAATTAAAGAACGAAGAAAATCCTTAAATCTCACTCAATACCAACTTGCTGAAAAGGTAGGACTTACTGAAAGTAGCATTTCAAGATATGAAGCAGGAAAAATATCTACTATGCCTACTTCTACTGTCAATAAAATATGTGCAGTCTTGAATATCAAACCATCAGAGTTGTTAGGACTTACCCAAAATAACTCATTTGAGTATGATTTAAAGGACATTCTGACTTCAGTTGATGATTTACCCTATGAAGCAAAAAAAGACTTGCTAGACCTATTAAAACAACAAATAAATCTATGTAGGAGATTATACAATGATAAGGCGAAAAATCATAATGTACTTGAGAAAATCAAGGACTGACAATCAATCTGAAAGTGTTGAAGAAGTTTTATCAAGACACGAAAAAATGTTACAAGACTACTGCATAAGAGTTTTTGGAAAACAGATCCCTGAAGATTGCATATATCGTGAAGTTGTATCTGGCGAAACTATAAATGAAAGACCTATGATGCTAAAATTACTAAAAGATATAGAACTAGGACTTGTTGATGATGTCATAGTTGTTGAACCACAAAGACTTTCTCGTGGTAGTTTTGGCGACATTGATAGAATAGTAAACACTTTTAAATATACTAATACTAAAGTAATTACTCCAACTAAAGTTTATGATTTAAACAATAAATTCGATAGAAAATATTTTGAACAAGAACTTTTAAGGGGCAATGACTACTTGGAATATGTAAAAGAGATTCTAGTTAGGGGCAGGATTAGAAGTGTCGAAGATGGGCTTTATATCGGTTCTGTTGCTCCTTATGGTTATGATAAAATCAAACTGCCTAAAAAGGGTTATACTCTAACTCCAAATAAAGATACTGAAAATGTAAAATACATATTTGAAAAATTCCTTGAAGGTATGGGAACAACTAATCTCGCAAAACATTTAATTGAACTAGGAATAAAAAGTCATACTGGCAAACAATGGACACCTGCAATGACTAGAAACATTTTAATGAGCGAAATATATATTGGCTATGTTTCTTATGGCAGAAGGGAAGGCAAAAAAACTATGCAAGATGGCGAAATATTAAAATCTCGACCTGTTAACAATGACTACTTAAGAGTTAAAGGCTTACATACTCCTATAATAAGTGAAGATATTTTTAATAAAGCACAAGAGTTGCTTAAATCTAAAGCATCTAAAAATGTTAGAAGTGATAAAACTATTAAAAATCCACTTGCAGGACTTGTAAAATGCAAATACTGTGGCTCTAATATGGTTAGAAGACCTTATGACAAAAGACCTGTTCCAACTTTAATATGCAAAACTATTGGATGCAAATGTGTATCTTCTGACTTAACTTTAGTTGAAGATAGAGTTATAGAACTTCTAAAAAAAGAACTAAATAGTTATAAACAATTTTTAGATAACTATGAAGAAGAAATTAAAACATCAACTAATGCTATTGATAAAAAAATCAATAAAATTGACAAAGAACTAGAACTTTTAAACAAAGATTTGCAAAATGCACTTGTAAACTACAATAGAAACAAGATTACTGAAGATGAATATACTTTTTTAAGGAATTATACTAGAGAAGAAGAAAATCGCTTAAATGCCTTAAAAAGCACTTTAAATAGTCAGTTGGAAAATGCAGAACTTAATCACAAAATAAAGGCTATACCTGTTATTGAAAATTGCTTAAACGAATATCACTCTTTATCTATGGCAGACAGAAATAAACTACTATCTTATATAATTGATAAAATTACATATGAAAAAGACAAAGGTGGCAGGTGGAACGAAGATGCTAGGTCCAATTTCATCATAGAACTTTTTATGAAAATATAATTTCTATCTTCTATGTACTAATGAATAGGTACATAAATGTTGTACATTATAGCATAAAAAAATAAGGAGCATTTCTGCTCCTTTTCTTATTTTATAATCAACTTTTGTCCTACACTTATCTTATTAGGATTGCTGATGTTATTATCTTTTGCTATTTTTTGATATGTTGTTCCATACTTTTTAGCAATTCCACTTAATGTTTCTCCTTTTTTAACTATATGAGTTTTATAAGTAGGTTTTTTTGCTAATTCATTTACTTTCTTTTGAACTGCTGAATAATCATAACCTGCATCAGTTAATCTTTTCTTTCTTTCTGAACCATTACCCCACTTACCTTCTAAAACTTCTTTTGCTAATTCATCAACTGTTTTTTTAGTTTCAGATCCCTTTTCTGGAGTTACTTCTTTTATATATGTTATATAAGGCAACTTTCCTCTTTTAGTCCATTTTCTAGTATTATAACCTGCTTTATTACCTATATTTCCAACTGCAGTTATTTGAACTTTATTGCTCCAAGAAGGAGTACATTCTACTGCAAGTCCATCTCCAATATAAATACCTATATGTCCTTTCATCCATACAACTTCACCTTTTTCCATATTAGAAAAGTTAGTTGATACTCCAGAACATTTTGCAATCATACCATCTGCACTTACATCTGGCACTCCATTAGAAGCATAATTTGCTCCACCATATACTTTGTTTTTATTTCCATTCCATCCCCAAAGAATACCTTTTATTAAACATACACAATCAAAACCAAATGTATCTGCACTAGCATTCTTTATCATTTTAGTTCTTGATGCTTGTTTATTGTAACTATGATTTTTACAATATCTTGTTTTATTACTTTCTGTCATTGGTGCTCCAAAGCATCCCATTACATATAGTGTTTTATAGTTTTTTGCTATATCAATAGCCTTATTTACAAATTCTAAATTATTCATAATTCATTCCTCCTAATATAAAAAGATGCCCTATTGAGCATCTTCTATTTCTTCATAATCGCTTTCGTTTCCACTAATTGCTAAATAAACTACTTTTGCACCTTGTCTTGGTATTTCATTTCCATCTTCATCATAATTTATTGTTTTTGGCACAAGTAATTTACCCTCACTTGCAATTAATTTTTTTAATTTTGTTTCTATTATTTCCATACTTTCCTCCTATGAAACATTCCAACCCTTTGTTTGGGCTATTGCTATTTCTTCTTCTGTTAATTTTGCTAAATTAGTTGCACCTAATACTAAATCTTGTGGTTTAACTCCAATACTTGCAATATCATATAAATTATTTATTACATTCATTAAACTTTCGTGAGTTAATAAAGTTGAAACGGATAAATCTAATTTATATAGTGTAGTACTTGTGCTTGATGTTGTTGAATAGGATTTACCTAAATCTTTGAAGCCACCTAATGTTGTTAAATTTGAGCATTGGAAAAATAAACCTTGTAATCTATTGCAATTACTTGCATCAAGTTGTGGTACTGTTGTTAGTTGTCTACAAGTTCTAAACATTTGATACCAGTCAGTACTATTTCTTGTATCTAATTGCGGTATTGATACTAAAGATGAGCAACCGTCAAACATATTACCTAAAATTTTTCCGTTGCTTATATCTATCAATGGTATTGTTGTTAAGTTTGAGCAATATTGAAATAAAAACCCATAGTCGATAACATTGGAACTAACTAAACTCAAAACTTCTTCTATTTGGTCTATTCTGTTATTGTTATAAAACAAATATCTTGCATTATTAATACTAACTCCACCAACACTAACATTAGCCTTTTCATATTGTTTAACATCATATTCGCCATTGACTGTTATATCTAATGTTCCATTAGGTTTAATATACTCATTTGGTATTGCTTCAACTGTTACTTTAGATAAAGCAAAAACACCCTCATCAGGAACAACAAATTGTTGTTCCTTTTTAGGTATTATAATTTTTTCTTGTGTTGTTGGTGCAATATATTCTATATCATTCTCAACAACAACTATTTCTTGTTCTTCTTCTAATTCTATAACAATAAGTTCTTCTTCCATACTTACACCTCATTGCATTTAAATGTAACTTCTTTTAACAACTCAATTTCTCCAACATAAATAGTTTTTGTCTTTCCATTATTGATTATTTCAATATCAAAATCATACTTTTTAAAACTTAATTTATATGTATCAGCAGGATCTATGACAACGTGATAATATTCCCCATCAAACGTAATCCCCTTTTCGAGTGTTTTTTGAAATAAGCATTTATAATTATCATCACATTTAAAAGTAATATACATTTTTTCTGGCTTAGATGTTATTGTTCTTCCATCTCTAGTTTGTCTTTTGAACTTAAATTCAAAAGTATCTCCTCTTACCATTTCCATATTAATCACTTCCTTTACTTAATTGCTTTGTTAAAACTATTAACTGCACTTTCAATAAGCATTCTTAATTCTAAATCTGTAACTGTTATACCTTTTTCATTTAGCATTTCAATAGCATTTTCAATACATTTTTCTAATTTTTCTTCGCCATTTAAATCCCTGTAAAGTTGTTCAACTGCATTAACAACAGTATTAACAACTCTTTCTTTTGTTTCAGTATTAACCTTTTCTTCATAAACCTTTTTAATTTTACTTCCTATATAAGTGGCAACACCAGTTAATATTGCTACCATTGTTTCAAGTAAATAAGGTTGTATTGCATTTAAAATTTCATTCATATTTCATCTTCCTTTCCTATATAGAGAAAAGCACTATTTCTAGTGCTTTAATCAATTCATTCTTTAATTTTTTTTGTGATATCTATCTATTTCTTCTTCTATGTGCTTTATTTCATTTTCAACAACTGGCATTCTTCTTGCAAAATTATTATGTTCTCTAACTTCTCTTGTTAGTTCTTCAATTTTGGTATCAGTTATTGCTTGATTTTTAGTTACTTCTAACTTAAATTCATTAACCATTTTTCTATTACTACTTGAACTTGTAATTAAACTAACTATTACTGCAAATATTCCACTAATCAATGATGGTATTATTATTTCACCCACTTTATCACCACCTAACAGTCCTTTGCATCTTTAAATTCTTCTAATGTTTTTAAATAATCATAAGCATTATCAACATTTAACTCTTTATCATATTCTTTAGAATAATATCTAGCATTAATAAAAACATTCATATCTTCTTGACTATTTGTTTCATACCATTCTTTTTCTTTGTTTCTTTGTTCTTCATTTATATATGAGGCAACTTCTATAATCGAGTTTTGATTAGTAATATTATTTACACTAACTATTCTATGATAATCTAATACTATTCCATTATCTAAAGTTATATTTTTCTTTAAAGCCATACTATAACCTCCTATCTATAACCAACTACTCTTGCTATATAAATGTTACTTGCAGACCAAATTTGTGGAACTGCTCCATTAGGAATATTTGCTCTTTTACAATCTGAAAGTGTTAATGTTGTACCAGATATTACAACTATTCCTAAATCAACTTGCATCAAAGAAGTTTCAACAGACCTTGAAATTAAACTTGCCTTTTTTCCATTTGGTGAATACACTTTTATACTATTTACAGTATCACCACTTGAATAAAATATTTCCAAATAAGTAAAATTAGCACTTGTTTCATTCAATGTAACTGTTCCATTACTACCACTTGAATTTTCATATAATGTTTTGCTTCTATAAATTGCTTCCCATCCAGACCAGGTTTTAGAATTTTGCGAACGAACTTGCATTGTTGAATTTAAGCCAAATGCCTTTCTTATTTGTAAGCCATAATCTAGTCCATCAGCGTGTCCGTTTCTATGTCTAATATTTATTATATTGTACCAAGTAGAACTTACACTTGCAGAATATAATCCACTTCTATAAAAACTTTCACCTTCTGCTACATCATCAAATAATTCGGTATTGCCTGTTTCGTTGTTATAACCTCTTGACATTGGGTAAAGATTTGAATTTAAAAATACATTTGTGCCATCATTATATAGCATCCATTTATTATCTGTATCATCCCATATACCACGATTTACTCCACCTGCACCAACATGAAGTGATGCACTAACACTTCCGTTAGTTACTTTCATTTTAGGCGAACCATTTAATGCTTTTTCTAATACTATATCTCCATCTTTAACTCTTAATGCTTCACCTTCTCTTGGAAATTCATTAATTCCTACTGCATTCTTTTCTGTATCAATAAATAATGGAAATACTCCTTTATTTAGAGTAGCATTTTTAACAACTATTGTACCAAAAGTGTCTTTAATTATAATTTCAAATATATATATATTTTCTTTGCTTAAAGTCAATGTATATTCTTTATTATCTTCTATTGAATAATAATCTGCATAATTTCCATCTTTTAATTTATATCTGTATTGTAAAACTTCTATTTTATTTTTACCATTTACACTTGATACAGAACCATCAACTTTTAAATATGTTGTATCTTCATAGTTATTAAGTCTTTTCAAAGAAGTTGTAAAATTAGGTGCTGAATAACTTAACATTGTTATCGTTTTTGTTGCACTTGAAGTAAGTCCTCTACTATCTGTTACTGTCATAGTTAAAGTTAAATTATTTGCACTATTTATCTTTCCAAAATCAATCGTTCCACCTGCTGATGTACTTTCTTTTGTTACACCATTTAATACAAATGTATATTTTGAAATACTTGCACTATTTTTTGCAGTTGCTTTTGTATAAGTTACTTTTAAATTCGATTGATTCTGTACTATGTGCTGATTATTTCCTGTTATTGCAGTTACTGTTGTATTTGTATCTGCATAAGTAATAGAACCAAGTGTTGGCTTCTCTGTGCCTTTTATTGAATAAGTGTTTCCATTATCTCTAGTTCTAGTTATGCTTCCATATGTAACTTCAACTTTATATGTTCCACTTTTAGCATTTGGAATACTAGAATATTGTGCATTAACACTATCACTATCATTAAAACCAGTAGCACTTGTTCCAGTAACATTTGTAGCACCAAATATTGAAGTATTATTACTTTTAGCAATACCTTTGATAGTTACAGACCTTCCTAATGGATTATATAAGGAAATCGTTAAAGCATTTCCTATTGTAAAATTTGGAGTGCTTGTACAATGTGGGTAATCATAAGTTGTAAAACCAATTACACCACTTTCAGTCCATAATCCACTATCAGTTCTTTTAATTTTAATTTTTATATTATATTTTGTATTTGCATTTAATCCATTTACATTAAATGAACCACTTTTATTATCACTTGCTAAACTTTCTCCATAAGTGGCAGAGCCTATCCAAGTGTTACCACCATCTAAACTATAATATGTGCCACTTCTTGGATCACTTACAGACCAAGTTACCATTGCTGATGTTTCAGTTATGAATTTAACAGAAAACGAGTTTATCGTTAAATATCTAGGTATCGTTGTCAAAGTCATTGTATCACTTGCACTTGCATCTCCAGAAGTATAACTTTGATTTGCATTATCATCTATCGATAAACTAATAGTAATAGATTTCTTTCCATCCGAGTTATGTGCAACTGAAAGACCACTACCACTTTTAATAGTATAGGCTGAATTTTTCGGTATTTCTGGAATAGTACCTGTAATAGTATGACTACCTATTACTATTGTATATTTAATACTACTTCCCCAACCATTCCAATTCCAACTTGTTGCATCTATTCTTAATACATAACTTAAAGATGAAGTATTACCAGAAGTTGAAGTGCTATCTTCTATTACATCTAAATAAAATCTATGATGTCCTTTTGAACCATCAGCTATTAAAGTTTTCGTTTGTAAAGCCATATCTTCACCTCCTAACTACTAATAGCAACAAAGCCTATTCCTTTATTGCTACTTGTTGATACTGGAACCATTTGTATCATTCCTGCAAATTTTGCTATGTTTTCAATTTCTGCATTTTCCATATGAAAAACATTGCCATCTGCCCAATAAACTTTGTTATTGTTTTTATCATAACCTGCAAAACCTTCTACTGCATTTAATCTTACATAATCACCATTTGTTGCATAAACTGTTAAACCTGTCTTGTCCATTAATGCCATTAAATTATTAGCATTATCATATAATTCAAATGTTCCACTTGAATTATCAACTCCACCTAACTTTAATACTCCACCTTTTATTAATGATGCAGTAAAATTAATTACATTTATATTTTGCATATTTAAAGTGCCATCTATGGTCCAAGCACTATTAAATGGTCCATTTATTCCAGTAGAACTAAAACCAATTCCTGCACTATTTATTTTTATACAATATATCGCTTCTTCTTTTGGTAACCTATCTACTACTAAAATTTCATTCCCATTATTAATTACAAAACTAGATCCCAATACTGAATTGATTTTTGCAGTTGCTTCTTCTAATTCTTTTTCTAATAACACTTTATTTTCTGAAATTTTTTCATCTGAATATTTATTTGCATCAGCAGTAATTTTTTGACTTAAATTCTTTATTTCGTTCTTAAAATTACCAAATTCTATCTTAATATATTTATTTCTATTTGCATCATAAACTACTCCAATTACACTTGTTTGAATATCTACCTTACATTTAGGATGCTTTACATATATAACATCTCCTACATCTGAAACATTATCTATTTTTGCAGATACAGAATAATTTATTTTAGGCAATTTATTTTCTTGCAGATAAGCATTTGCTTGTGCTAACAACCATTCTTTTGATGCAGAAATATATTCTTCTTCTGTTGCATAATTTTCTTTGTCTAATTCATTTTCAAATTTAACAACCTTTGTGTATGGTATATCATACAATTCTTCTTCTAATTCTACATAAGTATTATCAAGTAATATTGCAACTTCTCCATCAGTTGTATATGGCAATATTTTAGTGCATACATCATCCCAATTTTCAGATGTTTCTATATTGGTTATATTCTTATTTTGTGCTAATACTACTCCCCTATCTTCTCCAATACTTGACTTTATTCCTAAAGTAAAATTATCTCTATACCAATGACCTCCATAATAGTCATTAACTAATTCTCCATATACTTCATATAAAGATTTCCTTACCATTCTTGCACTCTTTATAATTGTTATATCACTAATAGTAGTAAATGGACTTTTTCTATCAGTAGCACTATTAAAATGGTCCAAAGCATCATTACAATTTTTATCTACTGAATAACTATCTTTAATAATGTAATTTTTAGCATCATAACTTAAATGCCAAGCAGTACATTCTACTCTATTATTCTTTATTTTAGGGTTATCGCATCTAAAACCTTGAACTCCCCAAGGAGTAGGAACTCGGACTATCATTCCTTTTTGATAATACTTTAAATTATCAACTAGATCCCTTAACTCTATATAATAATCCGAGTTATCTCTTTTCGTTATTTCTGCAATTAATGGATGCAAAGTTTTAATTCCATTTGTTTCAAATAAAGTTTCTGTACTATCATAAACTTTAATCATACTAAATTTCCTTTACTTCAATACTATATTTTTCTACATCCACTATTTCATTAGAACAATATTCAATATTCATATTAGTATCTTTACTATTAAATATGTTAGATACATTTTTATATGTTTTAAGCATTGTTACTGCTCCTAAATCAATTTCATAAGGTTCTGTTAATTCATAATAAAAATAATAACCACTCATTGCATTTGTAAATGTTTCGACATCAGTGTAATTAGTTTCTCTTACAATAACACCCGTACCACTCATAGTTATAGATATTCCACTTGATATTGAACCAGTTAGCCCATAACAATTATTTGCTGTATATACTGTGTAAATATCACACATTGCATTTGCTTTGGTGTTATTATTCACTGGTCCTTTAGCACCTGTTATTGTAGAACTGAAACCATAATCTGATTTATATGCCCATACAAGAGTACCTAAATCAACTCTACCAACATTCTTTTTTAAATATGCTTTACCATCTTTAATGTATATTTCATCTTTTACTCCATTTGGTAAACTACATATTGGTTCTGGTAAAATCAACTCTATTGCATTTTCTTGATATGGTACAAATTCAGTTGCTAAAGAATTTTCATTATCAACCATTTCTAATTGTATTCCAATTCTGTAATCATTAAATACTGCACCTTTATTAATAAAATAATTTACATAATCAATATAACCATCTTCTAATGAAGATTTTGCGGGAGCATCTGAATTTAACCAATTCCATGTTTTAGTTTCACCAACAACCAATCTTATATTTGACAATGCTATTATATTATTTTTAGTTCCACCAAGAACTTTTATAGATAACTTATAAAATTTATTCTTATGAATTTTAATATTATCATTTACTAATAAATTATTGTCTGTACCATTTGTACAAGTTCCGTTCAATGTATATGTTCCATCTCCATTATTTGTAAATGTTACTCCACTACTCGTAAATGTAGGTCTGGTTAAATTGGCTAAATTCTTCCCAACAACATTAACTTCTACATTATCTTCAATTACTTCTATTTCACTTGGATAATCTGGACTAGGACTAGCACCACAAGTTTCGTATTCGGTTGCAGTATCTCCTTGTTCTAATTGAGCATTCATTTTTCTATTGTTAAAAATTTGGTTCATAAACGAATAAAATCCTATATATAGTTTCGTTTTTTCTGTTAATGTGAAAGTACCAGCATTTGTTATTAAAGTTTCATTATCATCATATTTTCTTATATAAGTCGCTATTTGGCTATCAGTAGGAGTACTAGCACCTGTTCCTCTTTCAAAATGATATGTTCCAGCAGGAAGCGTAAATGAGAAATTATTTTTGTATTCTTCACTATTAGAACTTATATCTCCAGTACTTGTACCATCTAAATATAAATCTCCATCAATAGCATAAAATCGTACTCCTTTTACTGTAAAATCTTGATTAGCAAATGGTAACAAGTTCTTACCACTTCTAGTTTCTTGAATACTTCTACCATCTAATTTAAAACTAGACATTTTGCAACCTACACTATCGTTCAAACTTATGCTTGTACCTTCTGCTTTTTTGTTTTTATAGCCTATACATTTTTTTGATACTGAATAATTGAAGTTTTTTAATTTATCTATAATTGCTTCCATAACTACACCTCATTACAAGCGAATGTTACTTCTTCTGATACTAAAAATATTCCTTTTTCAATAGTTTTCTTGATGCCATCTTTTATAAATTTAATATCATATACATATCTTCCATATTCTAATGAACTTGTATCATCTGGGCTTATAACTATATAATAAGCACCATCTTTATAAATGATTTCTTCACTTAATTTTTTTTGAAATATTACTTCTTCAACACAACAATCTTCTTTAACAGTAAAATATAATTCATCAACTTCTACTGAAGTTTCACCATCTTTTATTACTATTTCAATTCCTTTTGTGTTACCTCTAGTAATTTCATAAACTTTCTTCATATTATTCCTCCTTTAAATCCATCTGCTTTTTGGTTCTACTTCTAATTTGGTAATAGTTCCATCAAAAGAAATTTTATTTTTACCACTTTTGAATACAGGAAATTCACCTATCATATTTCTATTTCTTAATTCTGAACCTAAATAAGCATCTTGCTTTTCACTATCAATTATTACTGTATCTTCTCCTTCTGGAAATGTATATTTGAATATAGACATATCTTCTAATCTAAATTCAATAGTTCCTGTTCCTGTAATAGTTATAATAGGCTTTGAATTTTCTAACCCTTTATTTACAACTATAATGCTATCTTCTAAATTATCAAAAACTAACTTATGCTCTTGATAAAGATATTTAAAAGGCTGAACTCTAAATTTAACTATTGCTTCTTTAAATCTCAATAATCTTTCATAGTCTATTTGGTCCAGTATTCTTACTTTATAATATTTATCTGGCTCATTACTAAATACAATATTACTTTCTCCAGAAAAATATTTAACAATTTCATCTATATCATAATTATAAGATAGACCTATTTTCATTGACTTATCATAACTTTCATAACCTAGTTCTTCTATTATAGAACCATCAACTCCATCAATTTTTGTTTCTTGAACTCTCATTTTAGGCTTTGTTATAGGTGGCAATTCACTTATAATTAAACCTTTAATAGTTCTACTATCAATATCTTTCCAAATTATATGGCTCATTATGAATACACCAACCTTTCCATTGTATCTTCTACAAATATTCCCATTTGTCTGCCATCCATTTCTACTTTCATTTCTGATAAAGCCTTTTTGAAAGCATTAACCATATTATCATAGTTTGATATACTTGAACTTGAATTTCCTTTTAAATTTGCATTTATACTTGTATCAAAATTAGTAGGAATTGCATCTGCCATATCTCTTGAAACATCTGTCATTGTATCTTCAAAACCTACTCCAATACCTTCTGCCAAATAAGTTCCTACTTGGTCTTTCATAAGTCTTGAAGGTGATTTAATTCCAAAGAAACTTTTAATGCCATCAAGCATTGAATTTCCTACCTTTTTAATAGCCTTCCATATAAAATCACCCATAGAAGAAAAACCATTACAGATCCCTTTTATAATATCTTGTCCAACTCCAGACCAACCACCATTTTTGAAACTATTTATTATCTTACCAATTAACTTCGGTATTTCTTTTAACAAGTTCGGTACTGATGTTGTTAATCCATTAACTAAACCTTTTATTATTGTTTTACCTAAAGTTAAGAACTTACTCAATGTAAAGAAATTAATAATCGCCATAATAATCGTTGGTAGATTTTTTAATATATCTGGTATTGATTTTATAAGACCTTCTATTAATCCTAAAATAACTTTAATTCCTAGCATCAAGAATTTATCAAAGTTTTCATTGAATATTTCCATTATTTTAATGATAACTTTAACTATTTGTGGAACTAAATCTGGCAATGCTTCTGCAATACCTTCCATTAAAGCAAATAGTATTTCTACACCTGCTTCTATTATTGTAGGCAAGTTTTCTGTTATTACTGTTACCAAAGTTTTTACTATTTCTATTATTGCAGGTATTAATTGTGGCAATGCACTTACAATACCATTAATTATAGAAATCAACATTTGAACACCTGCATTAATTATTGTCGGTAAATTTTGAACTATAAATGTTGTTAAATTATTTACTATTTGCAATACTATCGGCAATAATTGTGGTAACATTGAAGTCATACCATCCATCAAAGTTTGTAATAGGCTCATACCTGTTTCCAACATTGTTGGCATATGTTCAACTAACTTACCTGCTAACCCTACTATTAAATTTACTATACCAGTTATTATATTATCTACTATTGGAATTACATTATCTGCAAATGTTAAAACACTTTCTACTAAAAGGTCTAATGTATGTTGAAAACCACTTTCGTGTCCACCACTTGCTAGTTCTGTCAACATATTTTGCCAAGCAGATTTCATCATATTTAATGAACCAGTTATTGTTGTACTTGCTTCTTTTGAGGTTGTTCCTGCTATACCCATACTTTCTTGCATAACACTTATTGCATTTACAACATTACCAAATGACATACTACTTGCATCTACTTCAATTCCTAATTTCTTTTGAATTTCTGTCATTTGTGAAGCATCATAAATAAGTCTTTCCATTTCTGTTTTTGTACCACCATAACCTAATTTCAAGTTATCTAGCATTGTATAATTCTGCTTTGCAAAACCTTGATAAGCATTTTGGATCATTGACATATCAGTACCCATTTTATTTGCATTATCTGACATATCTATAATTGCTCTCCTTGCAACATCTGATGCTTTTAAAGTATCTCCTTCTAAACTTTGTATCAAACTAGCACTAAATGAAGTAACTGTTTCCATATATTCATTAGCACTTAATCCTGCAGTTTCATAAGCAAAATTTGCATCATTAAGTACATTTTCTTGTGCTTCATATAGTTGATTATATTTATCTTTTACTTCATCAACACTTTTCCCAACTGATTGTGCATATTCTTCTATTGACATTCCACCAGTACCAAATAGTGTTTCAACACCACCTACTAATTGTTCATAATCTGCATAACTATCTAATGCTTGTTTACCAATATCAACAAATGCTGAACCAATAGTCTTGATTGCACTTCCTAATGCTTTTACTCCACCTATTATTGCTTCACTCATTAAATTGGCTTTAAGTAAATCGCCAAACTTAACTGCTCCTTGTCCTGCATCATCAAAGCCATCTCTCATTTCTTTCAATTCTTTAGTAGATTTATCTGTTTGGGCTTCCATTTGCTTCAACTGATTTTCTGCATTATTTAATTGAGTTTTGAAAGTCTTAACTTTTTCATTATTACTTCCATACTCTTTTTCTGCCTGTGCTAATGCAGTTCTTAATTTACTAATTTTTTCTTTTTGTTCTTCTATTGATTTATTCATATTATCATAAGAAGTTTTTGTCTGCCTAACAGATTTATCTCCATTAGCAAATGCAGTATTAGTCAATTTCATTTCACTAGACATTAATTTTAAATTTGAAGTAATATCTTTTAAGGCTTTTTTATATTCGGTTTCACCTGTTAATTTTATCGTTCCACCATAACTACTTGACATATTCTCCCTCCTTCCTTAAAACCATTCTTCATCTTCTATTTGTTTTTTTTCTAATTCTTGATATGTAGTATTTGAATTTTTCAATCTCATTTCCATATCAAAATCATTTTTATAAAGTTGATACATTTTATTAAATGTTCTTAATGTAAGCCTTCCAACTTCTTTAAAAGTGAAGCCTAACTTATTCCTGCCTACAAAATAAAACCAAGTGAAGTCAACAGGTTCATCTTCCACTTCATCTTGGATTATTCGTTTTTTGCATCACTTTTTGTACTTTCAACTATTGCTTCATTTAATTTTTTAGCACTATTTTCAACACCTGCTTTAGTGATTAATCTTCCAACTTGCTTTTGAGTTAATAACAGATCCCTTGTTCCTTCTTCATCATTTCTCATATCTATTGCTTCATTAATCATATGAGTTAAACCAAATATTAAAGCCTTAACATTTACTTCTCCAGATTTACCATCTGTTAGTTCTCCCCATTTTTCAAGTGTTCCGTATTCTTCTTGTATTTCTTGCATTACATTTAAGTTAAATACAAGTTGATATTCTTTACCTTCTACTTCTAAATTGAATTTGTAATCTTTAATCATTTTTTCCTCTCTTTCTTATAAAAAAAGAGGGTTAAGCTCTATGCCTAACCCCTTCTATTAGATTTTTTCACTATTTCTTCGGAATTTCTTTCTTCTATAATTTCAACAAAATCCTTAATTTCTTCAAATCTTTCTTTTGTGATATTTAAAATATCATTTACTTTATGTAATGTCTTAAGGTCATATTTATCTCTAAACATTACAATAACTTTTACTTTCATTAACTACCTCTTAAGCAGTCTTTGCCATTAATCCATCTAAATAAGTAATTGCTTCTTCTTTAGTAGTAAATGTTTTTGCTTTAGACCAAGTTCCATTTGCTAATTTAGATACTGTTCCTTCAACTGATGGAGTTTTAAATTCTATGCTATCTCCTTTTGTTGCTTCTTCTTGTTCTGGTTCAGAGAATTTAACTTTTGGTAAAAATTCAACCTTGTACTTATGTTGTCCATTAACTACTTTAGTTAAAATTCTTCCAAGTCCTACATATGGAGCAACATCAGTATCTTTTCTTACCATTTCTCCATCTTCGCCAACTTCGTGTCCTAGCAATTCTGCAAATACTGTATCATCATCTTCATCTATTGTTAATGTTACAGTACCTTTTTTAAATGTATTATCACTTTCTGCCAAACTATCATCTGCCCATAATTCTGCTTCATATTTTTCAATAGAAACTTTACAGTCAATAGCCTTACCTAAAGTTTTAACACCTTCATAAGATGCAGTTCCATCTTCTGCTTCTGTAAGTTTTGAATATTTAAAATTATTCAAACCGATTTTAGCCATTAATTATCATCCTTTCTTTCTCAAATGTTATAGTTCTATGATATAGTTCTGTATCTTCTTCATACATTTCTGGACTATCTTCAACCCATACCCATTCATTATTTTTCATCAGTTTTTTCACTTCTTTTATAATATCTAAATAATTGCCATCACTAAAAACATCTATATCTACTTCAACTATGCTATATAAATTTTCATCATCTGCCATTAAACTAGGTCTTTCAGTTAATAAGGACCAAGTTACAAATGTTTTTGATTTTCCTTTATATCTTAAATGTTCTACTGAAATACTCTTTCCATTGACTTTAAAATTTTTAAATATTGTTTTCAATTCTTCATTCATCTAATCACCTTTTATATATTTATCTTGAACTAATTTCATAACTCGTTCAATATCTTTCTTCTTGAAAGATTTTCTGAAAAATGGTTTCTTTGCTTCACCACTTGAAGTTCCATATTCTCTAGCCTGTGCTATCAATGGAATAGGTGTTCCATTCGGATGTCTTTTAGTAGGTTTACTATCTGCATCATAACCATAAAAGCCTATATAAGTATTAATTCCATCATCTGATGGTGTTTTATATACTCTAGTTACTTTTAATCCTGCTTGTAAAGATTTTGTGGTCTTGAAAGCACTTGACATATTTTGAATTACATTCTTTTTAACTTCTTCTGCTCCTGCCTGTGTCATTTCACCAAAAATAGCAGTACAATTTTCTTTCAAATCTTCAAGTTCTTTAATTAAATCATTTGGCAATTCGCTTTTGAATCTAGCCATTACTTTTCAACTACTTTCGCTTGAATTTCTAACTCAATATTCTTTTCATCAATGTTGTTTAGGTATTCTATTGAATAGGTCTTACCATTATATTCAATTTTCATATCTCTTGTAATTTCTACTTTAGGATATCTTATTGTAAAATTGGTATAAGCCTTTTCAAAATCAGTATTATTAATAATCAAAGTCATACCTCTTGTAGTTTTTACTTTAGCATAAGGTTTAAGGATGATGCTTTTGGATCTAGTCTTAAATCCTTCATCATCCTCACTTACAAATTCTTGATATATAGATATTTTATGTTTATAATCTCCTGCATTTATCATAAATTATTCCTTGTGTGCATATCTAAAATAGTTTGCACTACCTTGTTTATATTTTTGCTATCTACATACATACTTCTATTGTCATACATATCTTGACATAAAACATATACAACAATAATGAAATCAGCATAATCATCAAGTGTTTCTGCACCTTCTTTTTTGCTTGTTTCTGGTATGCCTGTATAGTTGGAGATATAACTTTTAGCAATATTTAGATAAGTTACTAATTCTTTTTCATCATATTCATCTAATCTGATGTAATCAGCAATTTCTTTTGCAGTAATTTCACTTACTTTTGTCATTTATTTTTTCCTCCTTTCGGAAGGTTAGTCTGAACATTTTTTTATTATTCTTCTTCTTTTTTCTTTTTAGTGGTTTTCTTTTCTTCAACTGGTTCAATATAACCTGCTTCAAGTAAACTTTTGATAATATTTTTATCTTTAATTTCTTTTACTTGACCTTTATTCATTGTTATTATTCCACTAAAACTCTTTAATGCTTTAAACAATTATATCACCTGCTATTAAGCTATTGTTAATACTGCAATACCTTGAGTATCTTCAACTTTACTGTCAAATTCAACCCAACCAACTACACCAGTAGCGTGCATTGTAGCATATTTTTCTCTTAATACTTGGATGTTAGCAGTTTCAGAAAATTTAGTTGCAAGACAAGCCATATCTCCATAGAAAATTTTATTTTTTGGAGCATTGTCTGATACATATACTGGTTTACCTAGTAATGTAGTTCCAAATGGACTTGTAATATCGTCATTTAGTAAATATCTTTCGTTTCCATCTTTTAATAATCTTAATGCAGTTCTTGTTTCTGGATGCATTATAAACATTGCATTTCCTTGGTAAGCATCTTTAACTTCATCTTTTAATCCGATAACTTCATCACCAGTAACAACTCCTGTTGCAGCAGTAGTTTTACCACTTACTTTGCTTAATCCATCAACTTCACCTTTACCATTTAATAAAGTATCTTCAATAAATCTAGCAATAGCATTAGCCATTTCATTGATAACAAAATTTACAATATCAAATTGTGAATTATTAATTAATGAATTACTTACTAATGTTAAAGCACCTGCTAAATAACCACCTAATTCAATGTTTTTGATATTTCCAACATTGCTAGTTAATTCTTGAAATTCAGTAGCGAATGCAACTGTTATAGCATTTGTTTCTCCATCATAATAAGGTATTTGAATTTTACCTTTAACATTATATTTTGTGCTTCTTGCTAGTATAGGACAAACATCATATACTTTTTTAATAATTTTATTAACGATAGATGTTGGAATAACTGCTCCATTTTCTCCAACTGTTAAATTACTTTCTCTATTTCTTAAATAACTATCAAATTCTTTGCTATCTCTTTCTTCAACTGTTAATTCTCTTTCTTCAGTTTTTACTTCTTTTTCTTCCATACTTTCTACTTTCTCCTCTCTCTCAATAGTAGCATCTATATTTTTGATTTCTTGTTCTAATTTATCAAATTCTGCTACTTCTGTTTCATTCATTGCTCTTTCTTCTGCTTTTGCAGTATTAAGTAATGAACTCATTTGACTTTTTAGGTCATTTCTTTTTTCTTCTAAACCTTTTAAGTTCATTTTTTCCTTCCTTCCTTTCTTTCTTTTAATGTTCAGACTATAATTTTGCTATTCTTTCTTCAAATTCAGAATAGTCTATTGTGGACCTTTCTTCTTCATCCACTTGTTCTTCTTCAACTAGTGTTTCTACTGGTGTTGTTTCTTCTTCCCTAGTACCAGATAATTTTTCAAGAACTTTATTAACAACTTTTTCGATAAGCAATTCTAATTTTGCTTCTTCTTTTTCTACTTCTATTTGTTTATGTAGTTCATCAGTTATTTTATAAACTTCTTCGTGCTTTTCCATAGCATCTTCTTCTATTTCTTTTATTTCTTCAACAGTTGCTCTATATTCAAGCACTTTTTCTCCTTCTGCTCTTGCTTCTATGCTTGTACCATAATAAGCAGGACTTTTTGTATCATCTAATATTGATACTTCAAATAAATCTAAATCAGTAACAGTTCTTGTTTCTGTTTCTCCTTCAGATCCCATTTCATCAGCATTAGCATAAAAACCAAAACTCCAACCAACTAACTGATTGTTTCTTGCTTTTTCTACTACTTCCTTATCAGTAATAGTTACTTCTGCTCTTAATCCAATATTATCTTCTTCTAGTTTGGCAGAACCATCTTTAGTATTTGCCAAAACTCTATCGTGATTATGATTTAATAGAACTAAAACATTGTCGTTTCTTTTTAATGCAGTTTGAAATACTCCTGCTTTAATTCTTTCAACAAATGTTCTGATTTTCCCCCTTAGACTTTCTCTAATTGGTTTTGAATATCTTTCTATTGCATTTACATAACCAGTTATAAAGACACTATCTTCTCTAACTTCTACCTTCATCTTTAACACCCCCTTTCTTTGGCTTTTTTTCGCCATTTTCAGCATCTTTTTCTTTTTCTAGGGTATTTGTATTATTTTGTTCTAAATCCTCTGTATTTGGCTCGTTTATGGCTGATTTTTCACCCATTTTTACTAAAGAATTTGTATTTGGTGTATAAATTTCTCCTGTTTCAGCATTTAAAAGTACATCTCCAAGGCCTAAACTAATCATATCTAAACCTTTAATGGCATCATCATCTTCCATATATCTAATTTCATTTCTAGTTTTGAAGCCATTTTTAATAGCAATTTGATATGCTTCATATCTTTCTTTTAATGAACCTTTAAACAATTCTTTTGTATCTGGAGCAAAATAATAAGACTTCTTTTCTTTTTCAAGTAAGAAATCTCTATTCAAAGCAGTTGCAAATGCAGTTGCTATCGGCATGATTGCATTTTTTATAAAATCATCATAACTTGTTCCTATATGGAATATATCTTTCATTTCAGTTATGAAAGTTTTGTTTTTAGCATCAATTTCATTTTCTCTTGAAGTATTACTTGCTTCTTGAAACTCCATTCCTTCATTCAATACAACTGTATTAGCAGTTCCATTGTAATATTGTTCCCAAGCATCTTTTAACTTCTTAACTCCTGCTTCATCTAACTTCTTTTGAGTTTTAAGAAATCCTTTTCTGCTTCCACCTGTTACTGCTAAATCATAATCATACAATAATCTTTTAAATGCAGTTTTCAATGCTCTTGATATTTCAGAAGTTAAACCTATTCCAGAAGCACCATCTTTGGTATTTCTTAATAACTTTATAAATTGAAAATCTTTATAAGGTTTTGCATTTACCAGAATGTTATAACTTTTGAAAATAGGATCATTGTTAATATTTATCGTAATATGTTTATCTTTAACATAAAATAAACCTTTAAAATCATTTTTTATCTTATGTATATAAGCATAACCACCTTTACCCATTAGATAATCTTCACACATTGCTTTCTTGAACTGGAAGCCATCTAACTTATCAGTAGTATCATCATTTATGATGCTAACTCTTATATCATCTACTTCTTTTGTAATTTTTTTGCCATCCTTCATTTCTTCTTTATAAAGTTTAAAAGGTATCATTGCAAATGTATTACATATCAAATCAACACATCCACTTACTACTGGCATTTCCATAGCTGATGCTCTATCTATTGCAGTATCTCCTATCAATGCTTTTAGTAGTGGGTCAGATATACTATTAGTATCAATAACAGTTTCTCTTTTTGATTTTCTATTAAATATTCCCATCTTTTCACCTCCTTCCTAAATGGTTTGTGCTATAAATCCTGTTTCAAATATTATGTCTTGTTGCATTAGATATACTGCATTAATCAATGACATAACCATATCAACCTTTCCACTTGATTTCTTCTTTGTAATGTACTTATTCAAGTTAGTATCATAAGTACACTTTGCATTTTCAAAGTTAATCTCTAAAAGTTGATTTTCATTATAGCAAAACTCTTTATTCAGTATCTTTTCATACAATAACTTTGTTGGTGGATGCAATGTATCACTATGTTGCCTTATTTCAACTACTGTGTACTTTTCTGCCCATTTTTGTGCTGATGATAAAGCATTATATCTGTCATAACCTAAACTTACTATCTTACATCCATATTTTTCTTCTAGGCTAAACACAAAATCTTCTATTGTCTTATAGGAAACTGTTAAATCTCCACAAGGAATACATTTACCATCTTTTATGTATCTCCTATAATCTATCTTTTCAAATTTATTCTTTTCATCTATTCTTCCATCTGGAATAAATGCAAAACTATCTGCATAGATTCTACCATCTTCTTCATAGCATATAGAAACTGCACAGTTATCATTTGTCATTGCTAGGTCAACTCCTACATATATCTGTTTTCCTGCAAAACTTATTTCTTCTTCTTTCTTACATTCCTTAACTGCACTAATTGGAACAAAACTTTCTGTTCCTAAACCTTGATAAATAATATTGCAATGCTTACACAAGAAATTTTCTCTTGCACTTTCAACTTCTATTGCTCTTGTTCTTTTATCTATCAAGTCATTCCATATTTCTTCAACTTCTACTGCTAATGGATTACCTTGCTTTAATATTTCATCATTTGTGGTCCAGTTCTTTGTATCATCTGGCTCATATAATAATGCAAATACTTTTTCATCTTCTATCTTTCCATCCAGTATCTTTTTTGCATACAATACTTCATCTTCTAATGGATTATCAAATGTTGGGTACTTTGTGCTGATGATACAACCTAACTTATTTAAAATAGTTAATTGTCCAGACCTCATTGCTTCTATTGGGTAACTGGTAGGCAATGCACCAACTTCATCTGCACAGAATACTGATGGCAACTTACCATCTAGCCTACTTGTACTATATGATAGTGGAACATAATCACTATCAGTTGCATAACAAAATATATCATCCCTTCTTATATTAAATTTCTTATATGGTCCTTCTAATGGCAATACTGCTGGATTAAATTTTATTATTTCTTCTATTGCTCCTTTTATCTCCCTTGATAAAGAACCATCTGGAGCAACTGAATAGAACTTACTAAATTTCGGTTCTAAAAAAAATAGCAAAACAAATATTAATCCAATAATAAATGTCTTACCATTCTTTCTGCATATTTCTAACAATACTGTTTCATATCTTCTTTTATTCATATCTGATTTATGGACCACACATAGAGTTGCTACTATCAATAACCATTGAAAACCTGCAAGACTTTCATAAATAGTTTGATTTACTTTTAATCCTTTAGGCATCTTTAATATTTTTAATAACTTATCTATCTTTTCTAATCTGGCAGTATCTATTACATACTTTTCAGATTTTCCATCACATATTTTTTTTATTTCTTTACATTGCTTCTTAACATATTTAGGTACTGGCTTCTCCCCTTTTACTGCCTGTACTACATATTCATAACTTGGATGTTGCTTAATCATTTATAAAAGATAATGGATCATCTTCTTTCTTATTCATATTTGCAAGACTTATCTTTGCTCTGCTTTGGGGACTTAAGCATAACTCTTGACAACATTTAAAGAAATCTGCACTATATTGTCTTTTACAAGACATAAAACTATTATTCATCAAGTAACTTTCATCTTCATTAATCAATTCTTCCAGTTTATTTAATCTATCTATACATATTGATGCTTGACTTAAAACAAATACATCTAGGTTGCCTAGTATATTACTTTCTTTAAGTTCATCTATAATAAAATAGAACAGTTCTACCTGTTCCTCTGTTAAATAATCTGGAGCAATTAATTTATCTCCACTTCCTTTTAAGACTTCTTCTGTCTTTTCTCTTTCTGATATTTCATCTTTGGTTAAGTGTTTACTTGTTACTGATACTGATTTTGCAGTTCTTCCCATTATCATTCTCCTTTCCAATTTCTTTTTTAGGGAATTTTGTGTATAAAGAAGTGTTGGTGTGGGTGTGGTATCAACTACACCATTTTCATCTTTTGGGTAGGGGGGATGCTACTTCAACATCTTGTATATTTCTTCCCATATTTCTTCTTTATGTTTTGATATTATTATTAATAAGTTTAATATTATAAATGAAATTATTAATATTATTATTTCTATTATCATATCTATATATCATTTCCTTTATCTTTGCTTTATGGTTTTAAAATTATTTTTTTATTATTGTTATTGTTATTATGGTTTGTAATATATCGAGTACACCGAGTTAATCATATATATCGCATATATATTCTCGTATTATACTCGTTCTCCGTACACGCCCTCCGTATCTCGTAATACAGGCTCGTATATTATCTTGTTATTAGTCTTTTTAAATAATCGGCTTTAATAGTTCCATCTTCTGCTTCTTTATGATGCCTATCGCATAATGTAATTAAATTATCATTCTCTAATCTTAATGAATAATCAATTTCTAATGGTACAATATGATGAACTGATAAATCTTCATAATTGTACTTTATTTCTCCATTGGTTATTTTATCTCTACATATTCTACATAGATACAGATCCCTTTTCTTTATTTCTTCCCTTTTCAGTTGCCATATATATGAACTTCTGAATTTATCTTTTTCTTTATACTTTAACTTATAATTCTTCTTTGGTTTTCTGGAACAAGTTATTCCTACTTCGTGTATTAATCCACAATACTTACAACTTTTTTTCATCATCATTTAAACCTTATCTCATTTTTATCATTGAGAATTTCCTTTATAATTTTAAAACTATCATTTTCTCCATTTAATGCTTTCTGTATCTGCTTAACTAACAAGGCTTGTTGAACTGTGATGTTCTTCTTACCTATACCATCTAAAAATGTAATATCTTCTAAATCTTCATCTTTTAATGGTAAATTCATTAGTTCTTCCAGAGTTTCTCGCATTAATTTTTTCTGCCTTCTTACTTCTCCACTTTTAATTCCACCATTCCTACCCCTTATTCTTGCTTCTTCCTTGCTTTGAACAGGCTTTAGATTATTAGTATTACCAGAAATAGAACATCACCTCCTTCATAAAAAAAGGACCTTATAGGTCCTTTAATCTTCTATTATGTTTACTTGTTGTGGATTGGCTTCTTTGCCTTGTTTGAATTGTTGGAATTTTGCCCATTCCCTGTCATTACATTTCCCTTGACTTCTTGCCATTGTATAGTATGGTTCCCAACTTGCGTCATCAAATAATCCTACTTGATGTGGTGTTAATGCTCTTTGTTCTGATATTGTCATATCTAAATCTGTCTTTCCATTTATCTTTCCTTTCAATGTATGAACATCAAACACCCAATCTGGTATATCTCCTTTTAATTCTACTTTTGAAATATCTATGTGTTCTATTTCATCTTCATCTAGTATTTTATCTGGTAGCATAAAGTTACAAGCAACATAACAAGCATCCCTATTCTTTCTTGCCATACATAACAGAACTATTGCTTTGGCTACAAATAATGGGTCTTTGTTATAACCTTTCTTTCCTTTGTTTACTTCATCATCTGCTAACTTTAATGCTATTATTTCTTTTGTTATTATTCCATAACAATCTTCTGCTGATATTACAACCAATCGTTTCCATAAGTAAGTATGGAAGTTACCAAATAATTGGTAACCTGCATAACTTGCTCTTTCTACATCATTTCTTCTTATTGCTTTTTGTAACATTGATGCCATATCATACATATTGTGTCCATTCTTGGTTATTAATTCATAAGCCATATTGCATTTCTCCTTTTTTATTAACAATAATTTCTATCTACTAATACTCCTTTATCTGTTTCATATATTTGATTATCTTCTTCTGCCATTGCTTCATAATCTATTGTAATGTAATTTGATAACCAACCATTTTTCATAAAACTTAAATCATAACATTCTCTAACATAATATTGTTCATATTCTTCAGCAGTATAACCTTTATAGAAATAAACATCATCATCTTCCATTACTTCCATAATGTGTTGCAAGTTATCTCCCATATAATCTCTTTCAATTACTGCTTCTAACTTGTCATAATCTCCTTTAGTTACATCTTCTAATTCTTGGACCATTTCATTCAATTCTTCTAGATTTGAATATTCACTACATTTCAATCCAACATCACTTTCATAATCTGTAATGAAATATTCTTCATATTGTTCATTTAAACCTATCTTTTTGAAACATTCTTGAATTTCTTCTTCTGTTGCAGGTAACTTCAACCATTCAAAGATTAAATAACCTTCATTGTATCTTCCTAAATTAGTAACTGCTACATTTAATAGTTCCATAACTAACACTCCCTTACTAAACCACTATTTACTGGTCTAATTCCTATGTGTCCAAATTCTGAACAATATTCATCATCTATGTTCTTTACATATACAAATGGGTAAAAATCATTGATATCATATCTATCAAGTTCCCATTCGCTTTCTTCTTTACTTACATAGAATATTGAGTAACATTCACCAATTTCTTCATATCTGTTATGAATTAGATGATAAACAAGTCCTCCTGTACTTTCTTCAAATTCTTTTACCATCTTTTCTTCTTCTTCATTCAACCAATATAAGATACCCATATTAGTTTCACTCTTCCAAGCCTTTTCATTTTCTTGGAAATCTTTGATTGCATCCTCATTTAGATGTAACATTTGCATCCTTACTAATGCTTCTCTTTTCATTTCTTTTCTTTCCATAAAGCAACTCTCCTTTTATTTATTATTTATTACAAGCGTATCGTAATCTTTTTAACTTTCTTTGTAAAGATTAATTTTCAAGTTTTTTAATTTTTATGAATTAAATTCAAGTTGGAAAGGGAACAGATCCCTTTCACTTACTTGATATAATTTAATAGTTCTTCTAATGTATCAAATCTTTTATCTTCTAACTCCCAGAAGTCTACTGCTTCTCCATATATATTTAAGATATGTTCTGCTATAAACTTCTTGTCATTATAGATAAATTTGATGCAATAGTTATTTACTAAAAAATCATATTTAGCTTCTTTGCATCCAAAGGCTTCTAATAATTTGTTTTCTTCTCTAAAACTCATTATCTTCACCTTCTTCTTCATCTTCTTCAAAACTCCATCTGTCTATGTTCCCATAAGTATAACCATTGTCATTTTTTAAATATACTTCTGTGTCCTCATCAAATTCTTTTAAGAAATCTATCAGATCCCTTACTGTCATTGTTCCTCCACATTGTTCTGGGTCATAACCATTTCTTCTACCTTCAATAAATAATTTTCTCATTTGACAACTCTCCTTTTCTTGTAACTTTTTGTAATAATTTGTTGTTTTATTACAACGATATCGTAAACTTTTTGGAAACATTTGTCAAATATTTTTGAATGTTTTTCGTTATTTTTTGTTGCTTTATGTTAATTATCTATCTTTTTACATTTATTTTTGGTTT